GCCTTCCCCGTGGCAACTACCTTCGCGTACTACCGCCTTGTGGAGTTGGCGCACACGGGCGCGGCAGATGATCCGATCCCATATCCGGAAACCGCGGGCGTGCTGGTGGACGTGAAGAGCGGCCTATATTACATCTACAAAGGCGCGGTTTACAAGGCGGCGGGGGATATGCCGAATTGCGTATACCCGCCTGACACGCCGGGTATGTGGCAATGGGAGCGGGTGGAAAGGGGGTGAAATCGTGGAACAGCTTTTAACGGTGCTTTCGGTGGTTAGTACGGTTTGCGCGATCGTCTTCGGCTATGCCGCCTTCGCCCGCAACAAGAAGAGCGACACGGAGAACGAAGCAAAGAGCGACGCGACGGTATTAACCGAAATCGGCTATATCAAAGGCGGCATTGATGATATTAAGGCTGAACAGCGGGAACAGCGCAAGACCAACACGGAGTTTATGGAACGGCTTGTTGCCGTGGAAGCGTCCGCGAAGCAGGCGCACAAGCGGCTTGACACGCTGGAAAATCACGTAAACGGAGGCTAAAGCAAAATGAGCAACAGCAATTTGATTTGTTATACCAAAATTTCACCGAACAAGACAAGCCCGCGTAATCACAAGATCGACACCATTTCTATTCATTGCATGGCGGGCGATCTTTCCGTTGAAACGTGCGGGAACGTCTTTGCGCCGTCTTCCCGGCAGGCTTCCAGCAACTACGGGATCGGGAGCGACGGGCGCATAGCAATGTATGTTGAGGAAAAGGATCGTTCGTGGTGTACGTCTTCCGCGTCCAATGACAACCGCGCCGTTACGATCGAGGTTGCAAACGACGGCGGCGCGGAAACAGGGTGGCACGTGTCCGACAAGGCATATAAAGCCCTGCTTGACCTTGTGACGGATATTTGCCGCCGCAACGGGATCAAGCGGCTTCTTTGGAAGGGCGACAAGGCGTTGATCGGACAGGTGGACAAGCAGAACATGACCGTTCACCGCTGGTTTGCGGCGAAGGCGTGTCCTGGCGATTATCTGTATAACCTTCACGGGCAGATTGCCGCAGAGGTAAACAAGCGGTTAGGCGCGCAGGAGGAAACGCCCGCCCCCGCGCCGGAACCGAAGACGCTTTACCACGTCCAGATCGGCGCGTACAGCGTCAAGGCCAACGCCGAAGCCTGCTTGCAGAAGGCAAAGGCCGCAGGCTTCGCGGACGCGTTCATAGTGGAGGAAACCAAGGGGCAGGCCGCCGCGCCCGCCCCCGCCCCGCAGATTACCGCGGGAAGCACCGTGCGAGTGAAGGAGGGCGCGAAAACCTACACGGGCGGCGGGCTTGCCTCTTTCGTCTATGGCCGCGATCATACCGTGAAAGAAATTTCCGGCGATCGGGCCGTTATCACCTTCGGCGGCGTGGTGGTGGCCGCCGTCAAGCTGGCCGATCTTACGCTTGTATGAGCGTATGCGGATAAATAAAAGAAAGTGAGGAAACGAAAACATGAACAACGCAATTATTCTTCTGGTGGTGCTGGCCGCGGTGCTGGCGGTATTCGGCGGGCTGGCCGTGGTGATCCCGCGGTTGGTAAAGAAGGGTATTGACCTTTCCGGCGTGCTGGCAGGCACGGGGACGGTGCTTGACACCGCGGATTGTGTGGTTGACACCTTAAAGACCTTCCTTCCCGGCAATGAGGCAATCGCTTTTATTGACCGCGTGATCGGGTGGGCGCAGAAGGCGGCAGAGGCCGCGGAACAGCTTTATAAAACAAGCAAGATCGAAGAGGCACAGCGGAAGGACGAAGCAACGCGGCTTGTGTATGAGTTTATCGCCGCGGCGGGGGTGGAGCTTGACGGCGACATGAAGAAAATTGTTGATGGCGCGATTGAAGCCGCCGTTTTCGCCCTTCCGAAGACGCACACGGAACAGCGTACATAAAGCCCGCGCCCCCGCTGGCCGTTCGCTTCGGCGGCGGGGGCCTATTCTTTAAGGGAGGTTGCACACAATGAGCGAAAAGCAGACCACAGCGAAGAAGAAGCCGGGACGGAAGCCGAAGGCAGACAAAACCGCCGAAGCCGATAACAGAAACGGCGGGGCCGTGGGCGAAAGCGGCGCGCCGGATAACGGATCGGGCGGAAGCGGCGAAAATACGGAACAAGCCGCCCATGCGCCGGATCAGAACGGCGATATTCCGGAACAGAGCGAAGAGGGAGCGGCGCAGGCCGCCCCCAAAGCTGGCGGCGGTGGAGCCGCGGAAGAGGAAAAAGCCCCCGCCGCGGAAGGCTGGGCGGTTGCCCGCGTCCTGAAAATTACAAAACCGCTTATGAAGGGCGAAGACGTGAAGGCCCTGCAAGACGCCTTGATCGCCCGCGGGTATCATTGCGGCGCGTCCGGCGCAAGTGGTGTGTATGAGCGCAACACGGCCTATGCCGTGCGGTGCTTTCAGGCCGCAAACCGTCTTATTGTGGACGGAAGGGCCGGACGCTTCACCGTGGCCGCGTTGGGCGGCACATGGAACGGGTAACACCCGCCCCATTTACTGAACGCATAGAGAAGCCCCCGTGCTGGCCGTTATCGGCTGGCACGGGGGCTTTTTTCGTTTGTGTGCGGGGTTATCCTTCTGTTGGGAAAAGTGCTACATAAACAGTGTACTTGTCTTTTTCGCTATCGTAGTCAATGCGATCAATGAAGGCTTTTGCGCCTGCTTCAAGCAGTGCTTCGGCTGATTTTGGGAAATAGCCTATATCCCCGCCGATAGTGGCTAAATACTTGCCCTTCGTGTAATCGAATTCATATTCTACGCCGTCGCCCTTTTCGTATATTGATAGGCTGGATAACATATCGTCGCTAACGCGCCCGGAAAGTCGGAAGACCTTTGCTTTTTTGTTGTCCTGCAAAAGTGTTTTACCTTCCGTCGCGGGCTTTTTTGTTTTCACATAAAAACCCAAAAGCATTTGAAGGCTTCCAGAGCCAAGGCGCGTAATAATGCCTATCGCGTCGCCCCCACGGGCGCGGAAGTCGTGATACATAGTTTGAAGCTGGTTTGCTGGAAGATAGCCCCGCTTGATACCATCATAGAAAATTGCAACGGCTTTCGGGTCGTGTTCGTTGTCGGGTTCTGGTACAAAGTCAATCATTTTTCCGATCGAAAGCCCGTCACATTCATAATGTGCGCTTCCGGCTATGTTGACTTCGGAATACTTATACTTCAACTCATATCCGGAAACCGCGGGGAGAACTGGCACGGCGGGGGTTGCCGCGGGCGGGGCTTCCGGTTGCTTCGGCGCAGGCGGGGCAATGGTAGCCGCGGGGATATTCGGCCTTGCTGGTTCAGGCGGCGCGACGGGAGCGGAATTTGACAAAGGCGAGCTTTCTGGATTCATTGCGGGCGGCGTTTTCTTCTTCCGCAATCCGAAAAAGATCAGCACAGCGGCAAGCGCAAGGCCGCAAACGCCGGAAGCTATGTCGCCTTCGGCAAAAAGGATTATTGCCGCGGCCAGACAGAGAGGCGAACAGGACAGAAGAACAATTCGGATCAGTTTGCTTTTTTTCATAGTTTGAATAGCCCCTTTCATATTTTGGCAACAGGCCGGAACGCGGTTTGCGTTCTGACCTTTAACACGATTATACCGCAAAAATGCGCTAAAGTAAAGAATAGCGCTGATGATTAACACAGAAAGGGGCGAAGGCAGGTGAAAATATACGATTATCACGGGAAGAAGAATGTTTCAGGGGACAGAATACGGGAAGCACGGCTAAAGCGGCGGCTTACGCAAGAAGACCTTGCGGCAAAGTTGCAGATCGAAGGTGTGATTATGGAGCGGGACAGCGTTTCAAGAATGGAGATCGGCACGCGATTTGTGACCGATTATGAATTGATGGTGCTTTCAAAGGTGCTGGGCGTGTCTATGCAATGGCTTGTCGGGTTGGAAGAATGAAAAAGCGGCGGGAAATCCCGCCGTTTCTGCATTTTTTCGCATTTATTTTTCTGAAAGCTATTGACAAACTACACCTATAGGTGTATAATATAATCACAGGCAAGGGGAAGCCGAGTAATGAAGGAAGGAGGAAACACCCGGAAGAAAGGGGGTGTACCAATGAGCGAAGAGCAGATAAAAAAACTGCTTGAAGTTTTTGAGAAGGCTTTACAGAGTGAAGCGGTGGAACGAATCACAATTACCATAAAGCCTAATCAAAAACCCAAACAGTAAATAGGCTGGGCGGTGGGCTTCCCCACCTACCGCCCCTTTATTATAACCGATAAAACGCGAAAATGTCAAGGGGGCGGCGCGAAATGACGATTGACGTTAAAGTGACCTACAAAAACGATAGATTGAAGACGCTTCGGCGGGCCGCAGGAATTTCACAAACACAGCTTGCGGCGGCGGCGGGGTTAAATGCCCGCATGGTGCAGTATTACGAACAGGGCGTGAAGGACTTAAACGCGGCGAAACTGCAAACCCTTTTGAAGTTGTGCAACGCCCTGAATTGCACATTGTCCGATCTAATCACCGATCCGGACGTGTTGGAGCTTTTAACGGTGTACGAAGGGAGAACAAAAAATGATCCGCTTTGAATCTGGGGAAAAATACGGATTGATATATTCAGCTTATCCGCGCGCAGGGACTGTTGCCGGATATGTTGAAATTATATCAGTTGAAAGAAAGCCGGAAGAAGAAGTAATTTTCAAGAATACTTCAATAAGGGACTGCTTTATAGCAGAGGTAGGAACAATAACATTTGTCGTTTATAGCGACACCACAAACACGAAGAAAAAGAAAGCCGTGGTATTTTGTTCACGAAATAGCGAAAGCTATGCGGAAGAATTTTCCGGAGGCGTGCGGGAATACGAATGGTTTTCACCAACAAAAAGAAGCTATTACCCTATTAGTTCAAGGGAAGGGAAGATTGAGTAAAAGGCGCAGGGGGCGGGAAACCGCCCCCGTTTTTCTGCTTTATGGAGGTTTACAAGATGGGACACTATTTCAGCCATTTATCAAAAACAGACCGCTACAAGCTGGAAGCCGCATTGCTGGCCGGGGAAAAGCCGCAGGCGATCGCGGATAGATTGCACGTACACGTTAGCACCATTTATCGGGAAAAGAAGCGCGCCCGCATGGTGCAGTTGACAACCGATCTTGTAGAAGTGGATCGCTACAATCCGGACGAAGCACACAGGCGTTACCGCGAAAACCTATCAAAGAAGGGCGCAGACCTGAAAATAGGGAACGATCGCGCCCTTGCGGACTATCTGGAAAAGAAGGTAGTGGAAGAAGGGTATTCCCCCGCCGCCGCTCTTGCGTCCATTGAGATTGAAGGCAAAGAATTTTCAACTTCTATTTGTGTAGGCACATTCTACAACTACATAACAAAGGGCGTATTCCTTCGCCTGACAAACGCGGACTTGCCGGAGAAGCCGAAGCGCAAGCGGCCATATCGCACGGTTAAAACCGTGAAGCGCGCCCCGAAGGGCGAAAGCATAGAGAAACGCCCCGCCGAAGTGGACGCGCGGAAAGACGTGGGACATTGGGAAATGGACACCGTATATTCAAAAAAGAAGAGTTCCAAGAAAACCCTTCTTGTGCTGAC